AACCTATACTACAGCATACAGCTGTTTTAGATTTTTTAATATCAACAATATCATCCCATGAAGATTCGGAAACAATATCTTCCCAGTGTATACTAACTAGAGAATACGGAAAATTTTTTTTATTTATCTTAGGTATCTTTATTTTTTTTGCCACTTAATATCCAAATTTTGTATCTGCAGGATTAAAGTCCTGATTAAACATAGGTTTAAATCTTGCAGCATATCTAGGGTGTGTAGGTCTACTCATACAACCATATCTTAAAGCATCGTAAGCATGGTCTTCTGCGTGAGTATCTACATCTTCTTGATTATTTTTATCGAGGGGCAATGTACTTAAAGTTCTTACTAAATTTTTACAAGTCTTAAAAACTCTTATTCCTGGTTCTTTATCAGTTATCATTAATCTTTTATGAATCTCTAACTTACCATTAATTCTACTTTTAGGTGATCGATCAGATGGTCTCCATCTACAACCATTTCTAATCATTGTCTCTGCTATACTTGGACCAACATCACCTCGTTTAGCCCATGTACTTGAATCGAGTACACCATAGTTAATATAATCTTGATGTTCTAATTCTAAAACTTTTCTGGCAAATATATCTGCTGTAATTTTTTGGACATACAATTCTCTATAGAGCCATAGATTGTTATTGTAATCAACAGCAAACCATAACACACAAGCAGGAGAAGAATAACCCCAGTCAGCAGCACGAAATTTATACCAACCTTTAGGTATCTCAAAAGGTTCAACCACGTGTGTAACTTTGCTAAACTCTGGAAATGCTGAATCATCATATGCATCCCAATCCCCGTCTAAAAATTGTTTTCTTTGTACTTCTGGTAAAGATGCAAGCATGATATAATAATCATCAGTCTGCATCAAATAGGGATTGTCTTGTAACTTAGCAGGAATAAATCTTCTAGTAATTGATTTAGTTCCTACGGGTGTATCAATCTTTATCTCAAATCTTTTATTAGGCTCTGCAGGTTCAACAAACATTTCTCGTACCCATTGTGAACCAATGTTACCTGGATTACCTGTGGCTCGTAAATACACAGGAATATTCTTATCTACTGATCGTAAAGATGATCGTAGAAAGTTAAATATATCTGGCGAAGGATATTGTGGAAGTTCGTCTATTCCTATCCATGTGTAAGACTGACCTTGGTAACGTAAAACATCTGTCATGTTTTCTGCGTAACCGAACTCGATCTTTGCCCCTGATGGGAATCGCCATTCTTTTTCTTGTTCTCTCCATTTTGCTCCTGGGAACGCCCTGCCATATAAACGTTGAGAATGATTAATTAAATCTCTCAACTCAGGCATCGTCCTTCTGATTAGGAGTGCTCGGTGCTGAGCCTTAGAACAATAGCGTAGTGGGTCTATAAGCATTGCGTATGACTTACCACCGCCTCTTGCTCCACCATAAAATACTTCTCTCTCAGAAGCTGCAAGAAATTCTGTCTGTGGACCTGAGTTAGGTTTGAAGATTACTTCTTGCGTTTTTATGTGCTCTTGTATTGCCTTGGGAGCACTCTCGATTACGTCTTCAGTTATTAGTTGTTGTTCTTTTCCATTTAATGTTTTATTAATGGATAACAAATTACTTTTAACATTTTCTGCGTGACGTTTAGCAGATCGTAATGTCTGCTCTGCTTTAGCAACTTTAGTTCGTGTCCGTGCTAAAATCTGTTTGGCTGACTTCTTGGCTTTCTGTTTGACTTCTTTCTTCTTTGGCTTCGGAGGTGCCACTTCGTTCAATTCTTTTTTTAAGTCCGACATGTGATATGTATCTTCCTGTTTTTCTATGAAGCCATTCTGAAGTTTCTCTCAATGAACAAGTCTTCAAATAATTCTTTGCTTGATCAAGTGCCTCTAATTCTGATTGTATAGGTTCTAAGTATTCTCCTGACGAGTCTGACTTATAACCAAAGGGAATAGTTTTAGCTTTTCTTCTAATCACTATTTTTTATTATATTTTGGATGTAAGTTAGAGTAATTTTTATTTACAAGAGTTGGTCTTGGAAAAATTTCTTTAATTCCTTGATTTCCATATGATGAAGAACCAGAACCGCCACCAGCTTTTAAACTTTTTAAAAAAGATATTCTAGGTTTAATTGGTGGATCTGTTATGCTAAATCTATCTTTAAAATTAGTATATGATTTAGAGCTTTTTATAATTTTGTTTGATTGCTTTTTTGCTTCTTCATATGTATTTGCTTCTACCTTTACAGAACCTCTAGAGGAGTCCCTCATTAATTTTCTGCCATCATCCTCATACATTTGAGGACCGATTAACTTGTAGTCAATTTTAAACTCTGCCATTATTCTTTATCCTCTGATTCTGGGTTGTCTTTTGCTGGTAATACAAATATTCCATGCAATGATTTCATACTAATATCTATTTGATCCTTTTTAACAATACCAATTCTATCTAATATCTGTTTAGCTGCTTCCATTCTTATGTTAGCATGTGGAGTTGTTCCATCCTCATCTAACATATTAACTATTTTAGTTGCAGCTTTTGCAGAATGTACAGCTAAGTAACTCTCTGCACGTTCTACTATTTCTTTTTTTAAATTCTGTACGACTTTAGGATAAGAATGTTCTGAGTAACCCGCCAACTCTCCCGCTCTTTTGGGATTTCCTTGGGCTTCTCCGAACAATACGTTTAGAAACTTTTCCTGTGAATCTGTCAAGCTTCTTTTTTGATTCGGTATTATAGTAGAATCCATGTTTTGCATTTATTATCTCCATCATGTCAGTGAAGGATATATCTTTTAGTTTGTTAATCATTGTTTTATTCTAGTTTGTGGGAATTCCTAGGAAAATTCCCCTAGTTAAGCATGTAAGTCAGTGATGACCTCTTTCTTTCTAAGTATATTATAATAATAATTGTGTCCTTTTGATTTACATTGTGCTTATTATTATAGTATAGCCATTATATCAATTTTGTCAACCTATATTTTAATATATTTTGTGGGTGCGACAGAGTTGCACAAATTAATCGTTGACAAAATTGGAATAGGGGTGTATAATAGAATTGGTACCGACCAGGGGGGTCCTATATCCATAGTATAGGTACTTTTACAACTACCCCCTTAGGGTATACATAGGAATATTGTCGGAATATTTAGCCCTAAAATGTAGCCACTAGGTGGTTTACATGGGTTTTAGAGATTTTCTGGCATTGGTATATATATCCTATAGTATAGGGGGGGTGTCCCCTGCCTGCCCACGTAATAAAATCAAGGCTTATCTGCCAAAAAACAAAATACTTTCCCACAAATCTAGCTAGGGCTAATAATAAATTTTTTTAATTAAATTAAGTTAACACCCATGAGCAACTCAGGGATTGTAAAATTTTGTAATTAATAACCCCCCCTGTAAATCACTCAGTCAAATTTATTAAAGCCAAAAAAAAACCCCCCAGTTATTAGCTAGGGGGTTTTGAGTATTCCTTTATTTATTGCTCGGACTTAACTAACTTTTCTTTTAGCTTGTTCAGGTGTCATGGCTGAATTTTTAACTTTGTTAAATTCAGTAGACCATTGAATACAAGCAATCTCTAAATGTTTAATTGCTTGTTCTGTCCCAGCTTGCTCACTTTTTAAGACTAAATCATTTTTATTAGCATTAATTGTTCTAGTAAGTTTTTTAATACTAGAAACAAATGAATTGTCTTTACTTGCTGTTTCATCACTATTCAAATCAGTCGTCTTATCATTAAGATAATTCTGACTTGCTTTTTTCAATTCAGAAAATTTCATAGTGACCTGGTCGCTCTCTTTACTGTGCATAGGGTTAGGGCTGTAATTTTTTGCAAACTCACCGTCCACAAAAACTTCACTATTTTTATTACCCGTAAATTCCTTGCCACCTTTATTTTTTTGCAAGGCATTTACTTTAATCATTGGTAAGGCAACCCAAAAAGAATCTTTTAAAATTCTTAATCTTTCCTTTCCAGTGTCGGTTTTACTATCCCACGTTGGGTCAGTTTCAACCCCTAGCCACGTTTTATAACAATTAACAAAGCCCCTAATATCTGCGTTTGTTATTTTGTTAATGCCTTTAAAGGTTCTTTCATTTCCAGTAATTTTATCTTTATATTTTAAAATTACTTTTCCTAATTGAACTGTATTAACAATCATTTTAGTTAGAACAATTCTTTTATTTCCTAACTCACTTGTTCCAATAACTATGTTGTCAACCATTGTTAATTGTTCTTGCTTTGAACTTTCAACAACTTTTTTTTCTGTGTTTTTTAGCATGTTTTTTTCCTTTATATTTTTAGAATAACCAACACCAATAACTGATGTTTTTAAATTATTCTTATCTTTTAAAGGAATACTCATTAATAATAGTTTTAAACTAATTTAATGGATACGTCAATTTTTATTTAATTTATTTACATTTGTAAAAATGTACACTATTGACGCACCTGAACAAACGCAGAACATCACACAACCCATAAAGGTATTCCGTTTGTGCATAGCTTAGCCCTTGACCTATGCAATTTGTGCATGTATACTTAGAGTTGAAAGGGGGAAATATGATTAGTAAAAAATATTATGTAGAGATTGCAAAAATCTTAGCAAAAAATAAACCTTATAATATAAAATTAATAAATGATTTTATAAATTTGTTTTATACTGACAATAATAAATTTAATAAATCTTTATTTATTAAAGCAGTCTATAACTTAAACAATAAAAAGATATGACTAGAATATTATTAGCAATTGCGTTCGCTGTAAGTTTTATGATTATTTTTTTAGGTGTAATAATTGCATTACATTTAGATTTATTTACTGGGTTTTTAGTTTTTGGAATAGGTTTAATTTATTTCATAAAATATTTGCCTAGTTATAACGATA